CGTGATCCCCGCCGACACCGGCGTGTCATGCGTGGTCCCCTGCGACCAGTCGTAGATCACCAGGCCCCCGTTCGGGGTCAGCGTCCACCGGTCATACGACGTCAGGACCGTCGGCTCCGACGTCGAGTTGTAGAACCCGGTGAACCCGGCCACGATCGTCCGGCCGTACACCTGGTTGATGCTCGTGTTGCCGTTGGTGTTGGCCGTCCCCGGAGTGCTGTTGGTCGCCAGCGTGTTATCGCACATCTCCACCGCTACCGGCACGGCAGACGCCGTCACGCCGTCGAAGCCGAGCCGCATCTTCGTCAGGTCGATGCCGAACGTCGCCGGGGCGATAACCGTCAGGACCGACTTCGCGACGCCGGCGGACAGGGCCGTCCCGGCTGTTCCCGCAACGCCCGTAGTAATGCTGTAACCGGCCTTGGCCATCTCTGCCTCTTTCGCTTGTTACCAGTTGGCTGCCTGCATGACCGCCGCCTGCGGGACCACTACCGGGGCGGGCGTTACCGATGCCGCGCCGGCGGCGAGCTTGAACGCCACCGTGAGCACGGTCCAGCCGCCGCTGTACGCGCCCCCGAAGCCCGTGGACTCCGAGCCGCCCGTGCTGTTGCCGTACTCGAGCGATGCGTCGCTGAAGTTGGCCTGGGAACCGGAGGCGCGGGTCATCCCGGACGCCGCCGTGACCGTGACGGCGCCGCCCTTGTCCGCGTAGCCGCAGGCCAGGAACTCACCGGACGCGGCGGAGGAGTACGACGGGGAGCCGGTCGTCGTCGCCGTGCCGGTCAGCGTCGCCGGGGAGCCGTCCAGCATCGCCGCGGTGTTCCCGGCCAGCAAGCCGGACACCTCGGCGACGACGACCGACTGCCCGTTGGAGCTGGGGAACAGGGCCGTGAGCGCCACCGCGATGCCCACGTCGCCGGCCGGGACGTCCAGGCCGTACAGCCAGATGGAGCCGTTCGTCGTGGAGGTGGCCGACCCCAGCTGGGTCCAGGCGTTGCCCGCCGCGTCCTTGACGGACGTCGGGGCGTCGGACCAGTCGCTGCCGACGGCGGCGATGATCTTGTTGCCGCTCCCGGCGTTACTCCCGAACGTGGCCGTGACGCTGGTGCCAAAAAAGTTGTTACCGGCGGACTGCAGGACGCTCCAGGTCACGCCTCACCGCCCGGCCCTGCGTCCCTGGCGGCCTTCACCGCCGTCGCGCGCACGTCGGCAGGGAACTCCCGCACGTCCGTCACCACCTCGGCCCACCCCGCCGCCGTCAGCGCCCGCTCCAGCTCGGCCGGGCGGATGTTCGCGTAATGCTCGCCGGGCAGCAGCCGGAGCTCCCCGTCCACCGCCGAGTGCGGCGGCCGGCCAGGCGCGGCGGTGGTGACGATAAGCCGGCCGGCCGGCGCGCACGCCGCGTACGCGGTGCGCAGGATCGCCCGCCAGGAGGCGGCGTGCTCCAGCACCTCCGCGCAGACCACCACGTCCCACCACTGGCCGGACGGATTCCAGGTGGCGGCGTCGGCGATGATGTCAACGTCAGTGACCCGCTCGCCGGGCAGCGCGTCCAGGACCGTGTAGCGGGTGGCGGCGGGGAACAGCGGGCGCACGGAGCCGTTGATCGAGCGGCCGCCGATGTCAAGGACGCTAATCGCGTCATCCGTGGCGTACTTTGCTACCCACTCATAGGCTTCTTGGTGCACGGCCATTCTCCCTGCCCCGCTGGTAACGCCTGCGCCTTGCCTCTCTCGCGCAGGTGCGGCAACTCCGCCAGCCTGACGCTTTAACCCTGGTGTTCTCAGGCGTCCAGGGATGCCCTCGCTGACAGGTCAAGCGCTTGTCCCTGTCGTAACGCCGATGGCATGGCACGCAAAGCGACATCCAATCGGCGGGCTCGCGCAGGTACTCACCCGATATGTTGGCCCATTCCAGGCTCTCGGTTGCACCGCAGAACTCACAGCAGGCGGGTGCCCCCTTGAGGCGACGAACCCACTGGTGGAGTCCTGCATAGCTGACCTCGTCGCCCTTCCAGTCCGAACGCGCCGCGTCCCTGACGAACCGGTAGTAACAGGCAGGGGAGCAGTACTTGCCTCCGCCTCGGGCGACATCCGATGACTTAGCCGTGAACCCCTTGCCACACGGGCAGGCGCATTCGATGATGGCCACGTCGACTCCTTAGCAGTCGGCCAGGCCCCGGGGGTGTTGCTGCACTCGCCGGGGCGTTCGATTCTAGCCATTCTAGCAGGTCAAAGACATTTGCCATACTTGACAAGCCTTGCCTCAAACAGGGCCTTGTCCTGCTCGAAGTGCTTCCGCCCGAGCGCGTACGTCGCGTCGTCAGCGGCATTGCCCCACAGCGGGTGCAGCGCCTCCACCTTCGCGTGCGGGGCCATCACCCACGCGCCGCGCTGCGCCGCCGCCGCCGCGATCTCGTCATCGGGGAAGTTGTGCCGGTAGCCCTCATGGGCCACGACCTTCGGGCCGTCCCACGACGCGCCCGCCTCGTCAATGTAGGCGCGGCGGATGAGCGGGTGCGGCGACCACTCGCCAGCGGCGCACCTCGGGTTGTGCATGTCGTTCGTGCCGACCACGTCAGCGCCGTCCCGGGCCGCGTGCTGCGCCTGGTCCAGCCACCCGGGGTGGAACCGCACGTCATCGCCTACCAGGAGCAGCCACGGCTCAGCGGTCATCCTGTAGCCGGCGTTGACTTTCTCGGCGAACGTCCCCGGCGCCCCTGACCCGTCGGCCCGGTCTATGGCGATGACCTTGGCCCCGGCTTCCTTCCACGCCGCGATGGTCTCCGCATCGGCCTCATCGGCGACCGCGTACACATGAGCCAGCGGGGCGCCCGGCGCGGCCAGCGATGCCATGAACGGTGCCGCGTTACCCGGCCTGCCCAGCACCGGGACGATCACCGCCGTCGCCTCAGTCGCCGGCGGCACCGGCGGCGGCAGCGCGGCCAGCACCCGCGCGGCCATGTAGTCATCCTCGCTGACCCAGATCATCTTCTGGTGGGTCGTTGGCACCCCGGTGTGCACGTGGACCGGGATCTTCAGCGCCCCCGCGCGCAGGCACAGCGACAGGTCCTCGCTGACGAGCTGCCCGGTCGTCGTGTTCGGGATCCGGTCATACCAGTGCTCGCCGTAGGCGGCGGCGACCTTCTCGAACACCGACCGGTGGATGAGCACGCACGCCGCGCCAGTCCCCGCGCAGGCGGTCACCGTGTCCGGCGGGTAGTTGAACCGGACCACGAAGCCCATCTGCCCGTCGTCCAGCACGCGCCAGTCAAAGATGGTGGGCGCCGGGGAGGTCCGCCAGCCGCCCATGCCGTCCTGGCTGTCCTCCCGCCAGGTGAACGCCAGGCCCCCGACTACCGGCCGCTCCACGGGATCAGCCGCCGCCAGCAGGCGGTCCACCGTGTCCGCCGCGAAGCCCATGTCGGTGTCGGTCCAGAACAGCCAGTCCGCCTCACGCTCGGCCAGGAACAGCCGCACGGCCTTGTTGCGGGCATCGGCCAGGCCGTCAGTGCCGTGCTTCATCGCGATGTAGCCGCCGCGCAGGATCCTGGCCTCATTCGCCAGGTCCCACCCGATCAGCTGCACCATCGAGTGATGCCAGCTGTGGGCGAGGTTCTTGCCGTCGTGGACGTACGCGACGGTGACCGCGGTCGCGCGGTCCTCCGGGGCGGTCACGCCGGGACCTCGGCGATTTCAGGCCCAGGGCAGAAGACGATAGTCCCGGGCAGCAGGCAGGCCGGGTGCTCACGGCTGTCGCGGACGATCTCGTCAGGTGCTGGCACCACGCGAGCGCCGCCCGATTCGGACTCGATCAGGATCCCGACGTCAGCAGGATGGTAGAGAACGCCGCTGACGCGGTACCCCACGATGCGGTCAGCCACGGCGCGTGTTCCGCTTCTCGCCCGGCGCCGCGGTCGCCTGCTCAACCGGCGGGTCGGCCAGCTCCGGCGGCGGCACGCTGTACGACACCCCGTAGCGGGGATCCGGCGAGAACAGCCCTGCGGGCGCGGCCTCGACCACCGGGTCACTAGCGGCCCAGTGCTGGCCGCCGTGGACCATGTGGCGCCCCTCATCGGGGGTGACCACCTGCGCGGTGTACGTGGCATAGACGACGTCCATGTTTCCTTCTCCCGAGGTTGGGCGGCGGCCCGGGAACCTCGGGGAACCCGGGCCGCCGGTCTTTACTGGCTGACGCTGACGCCGAGGTCCGCCAGCCTGGCGTCGATGGCCTTCACGGCGTCCTTGTCGTCCACGCCGTCACTGGCCGCGATGATCCGCTCGGCGAGCAGCTGGTGCACCAGCGGGTTACTGGACGCGCCCGCGCTGCCCAGCGGCGCACCCGGCTCTTCCGCCTCCGGCCCCGGCTGCTGCGCTGCGGGCTTCTGTGTGGCCATGTCAGCTCCTCACGTAATGGGCAGCCGCCTCAATGACTTCGGGATCATCCCGGAGAAGGCCGATTGCCCGGTTGCAATGCGAGCAGAGCAGGCCACGGAACCTGCCCGTCACGTGATCGTGGTCGATGCTCAGCAGGTGGTTCCGCGCCGTCCGCTCAGGCTGGCGGCAGATCGCGCACCTGCCGTCCTGCCGGTACCACGCCTCGCGGTAGTCCTCGCGGGTGATCCCGTACCGGGACAGGTTCCACAGGCTCTTGACGAACCGCGCGCACTCGGTAGAGCAGTAGAGGCGCCGCCCGTCCAGCAGGCTGAACTCATCGTGGCACCACCAGCACTTGCCGATCAGGCCAGGGTCCGCGATACCGAGGCGGCGGCGGGTTTGCACCCGTTTGCCACAGCGCATCGAGCAGAACCGCTGGCGGCCGACCGGCTCGAAATTCGCCCCGCAGCCGGGGCACTGCCGAATCCGGATCCGCGCGGCCTGCCGGTTGGCCGTGGTCTCCGCGCGATTGTTAATCGTCCGGCAGACGGGGCCGCAGTACCGCTGGTTCCGTCTGCGGACGGTGAACTCCTGTCCGCATATGGGACAGGTGAGCATGCGGGCTTGCTGAGTAGCGTTGGTCATGCTGGGACGCCTCCACGCTAGGTGTTCTGGCCGAGGCCAGGGAGTGTCCGCTCCCTGGCCTCACCAGTCTAGCGCGATCCAACGCAGCTAAATGCCTTACGAGTTCGCGACCAGGACACGGAACCCGGCCGTGTTACTTGAATCGCTACCGATCCTGGCGTAAGCGAACCAGCCGCGTTGGCCGGTGGGGACGGCCGGCCCGCTGCCCGCCGTGACCTGCTGGAACAGCTGCGGGACCAGCTCCACCGACATGCCGCCGTTCCTCGCGACGACGAAGTTGGAGAAGTCCCCGACGATCGCCTGGCCCTCCGCGGTGGTCGTCCAGGTGGTCGTGTCCGGCATGTACGCGCTCTCGTACACCGGCCGGTTGAACAGCTGGTCGGCCCACCCGGCGGGCAGGTTCACGGTGTAGCCGTGGAACACGTTCGCCGCGCCGATCTGCCGGATCGCGTTGTTCACCCCGATGGACATCAGCCACGAGGCGTTGCGGCGGTACTTCTGCGGCAGCGCCTTCCACACGTTGTACGGGTCCGGCGCGCCAATCGAGCCGCCCGTGGTGACCTTCACCCGGTCCGCGCTGGTGGCGCTGATCGCCGTCAGGATGCCCTTGGGCTCGCCCGTCCCCGACCCGATGGTGAACTTGTTCACCAGCAGCTCGTCATACCCCGCCGCCAGCAGGCCGCTCATCTCCGAGGCGAACCCCGGGTAGTCCATCCCCACCTCGATGCTGTAGGGGATGAACCCGCGGGCCATGTGCACCAGCACCGACGGCTGCGCCAGCGTCGGGCTGTTGTCCGCCGCCGCCGCCGCCTCAGTCTGGAACGCCCACGTCACGCCGGCGGAGGACACGCCCTTCCACTGGTTCGTGTTGACCGTCACCTGCCGGGCGATCGCCAGGAACGGGTTACCGCTCTCCTGCGCCGTCAGGATGATCGACGGGTCGATGAACACCGGGATGCCGAAGCCGCCCGCCGTGGTGGTCCAGTCGCCGAGCGCACGGAACTCATACCAGGCCTGCACCGCCCGGTTCTCCTCGGCGGTCAGGATGGGGTGGGCGTCGGTGACCAGCTTCATCCACGCCGTGCGGTAGTCCTCGTTCTCGGTGACCAGGATCCGCCGGGCGGTGACGGTGTCGCGGCGGAGCATCTTCTCCACCTGCGTCTTCTGCGCGTCGGACAGGTCCCCGGCGTCGCGGGAGTCCAGCACCCGCAGCGCCCGGTCGCGGGCCTCGGGGTTGGTCAGCCGGCGGGTGTCGCCGGCCGGGTCGTCCAGGCCGTAGCGGATGTTCGCGTACGCCTGCTGCACGACGGCGGGACGGCGGCGGAACACCTCCGCGATCCTCGTGTGGTTGTCGAGCTTGTCCATGATCGCGGTACGCAGCTGCATGCCGAGGTTGAACGCCGACTCCTCCTCGTCGCTCAGCTCGCGCAGCTCGCCCTCGTCGCTCTGGTGCAGGCTCTTCAGGTGCGCGTCGAGCACCTCCAGCACCTTCCGCAGCTCCTCCGGGGTCTTCCCGCGCAGGTCATCCATGGACTCCGGGAGGATGAACCGGTCCTCGTTAACGTCAGCGCCAGTCATCTGGCTGCCTCCTCATGCGCCAGGCCCTGTCACGCAGGGCCGCGGTTGTGGTCAGTGACGTCCTGCCGTGGCCTGGCTGCACGCCGTGCTCCCGCCCGGGGCCGCTCCGCGCGGCTAGCCGGCCGGTGAAGTCTTCGAAGGTCATGCCGCACGCCCGCGCCGCGTCCGCGAACGCGGGGGCGTCAGCCTCGGCCAGCCGGGCGTAGAACTCGTCGGTGGCCGACCGGACGCCCGACGTCGCGCCCGGGTTGGCCGGGAACGTCACCGGCCCGAACTCCGGCACCCGCATCCGGGTGATCGTCCGCTCCGGGATCCCGTCCGGGTTCGCCTCCGACCGCAGCGGCTCGTCATCCCAGGAGTCGGCCAGCACCCGCATGCGCATCGACGCCCCGTACACGCCGGCCTTCAGGCCCGGCAGCAGGTCCCGGTTGTAGGACGTGTCGAACAGCGGCACCTCGTACCAGGGGCCGTCGGACCGCTCCTCGAGCACGTCGATCGGGCCGAGGACCTTGTTGCCGATCTGGGCGTCCATCCCGTGGTCGAACAGGACC